GTCGGTGGTTCGAATCCATCAGGGAGCTCAAACCTTTATGAGAAAGGGGTATTTGATAAGGTTCTGATAAATGAATCATAGGCCAATGAGTTAGTTTATTGGAATTTTTCAGGCCGATCACTTGGATAGAATACCCCGATGATATAACGCCGCCGGGGCAAAAGCGTAGACCTTAGAGTCGAAGGCCTTGAAAAAGGAAATCCGGAATAGAGATGATGAGTTGGGGCCCAAATGGAAAATAAAAACGGGCCCCTTTTTAAAACTAAACTTATGTCTCAAGTAAAAGATAAGATATTCTTTGATTCAGATCCTGAAAAAGCCTGGTTTAAAACATTTGATGCTTTGATGATTAAAAACAGGGATCACAGAAGAATATTAAACAGACAACCGGAATTAAGGGTATTTAAAAATCGTCTTAAAATCATATTTAACATCAAAATACTTAGTAACTAATGGACACACAAGCATATATAATAATTACAGCAATAGTAATCATTCTTGCTATTGTGGCCCTGCCAGGCAAAAGGGCAAATGTTAAATAATGTTAAAATATTTTAAAAATAAGTATGACATGACATTTATCATGTTTTTACTTATTGGGTATACCGACCTTAGCTGAGTCAATAAGACATAACTTAACTGCTAAGAAAATGAAAATATATAGAGCCATACAAACAGACAACATAGATATTAATAATGTCGGTTGTCATTGGACATGGAATCGTGAAGTTGCAGAAAACGTACATAAGGTTGTTTACGGCGGTTGTTCAGATGACTTTGACGAAACAGCAGTGGTGAAGATTATTGAGGCAGAAATAGACCAAAATGCGATAGACTTTGAAGCAACAATGTATTCAATATGTGAATACCCTGCCGAATTTGAAATCGTATTGAAAAAAAATATTCAAATAGGTGAATATAATACAGGTAGCAGGGTTGATGATTGGGTTAATTCTATTGAGAGAAGCGAAAAAGAAACTATTGAAAACGTAAGACATCAAATTACGTACAGAAACACAAATAGAGAAGCATTTGCAACGAGCCTCAATATGATGCGTGAATTATTTCAACTTGAATATTAACAAAAAACATGATGTTGAACGTCAACATTAAACAAACACAGAGATGAAAAACTACAATGACATTCACAGCAGAACACGAAGCAGAACTTAGCAGTGCCGGGGCGATAATATCAAACCGTGCACTGTTTTTTTTGTTTTCTCACAATAATAATATAACTTTGTTGTGATTTATTATTTATTACCGGGTAAAAGAAAGAAATAATGTCTAAAATCTGTATTGTTGCAACATATTTTGATCGTCAATTTCAGCTTAATAAAACTCTTACATCTATTTCAAAAAGCTCTCATAAGGATTTTGAAGTAATAATTGTCGATGATTGTTCGCCTGAAAAAATAGTTATTCCAAATTTACCTTTTAATGTTACAATTATTAGACTTGAAAACAAAACATGGACAAATTCCGCAAATGTTTATAATATAGGTTTTATTGAGGCCCTGAAATCAGATCCAGATATAATTATAATCCAAAATGCAGAATGTGCACATCACGGAGATATTATAAACCATTGTGAAACTATAACAAATGATAATTATATTGCATTTTCCTGTTATTCGCTTGGTAAAGGAGAAGAACCTGGTAATATAATAAATGATAGATGTGCATTGGGTGATGGAGATTCGGCATGGTATAACCACCCCCTTTATAGGCCACTTGCGTATCATTTTTGTTCTGCAATAACAAAAGATAATCTTATTAAATTAAATGGTTTTGATGAAAGATTCTGCTCTGGCATTGCTTATGAAGATAATTATTTTGTTCATCAAATAAAAAATCTTGGATTAAGAATTGATATTCCTACTGAACCAATGGTTTTTCATCAATATCATTATGATGGTATGACAAGAGATTTAGAATTAGTAAAGAAAAATGCTGAATTATGGAATGAATTAAAAAATGACAATAATTACAGGGCAGTGCATAAATTAACACCTGATTTATTGTAATCTTAAATATAAATTTGCTATAACGAAAAACATAGTTTAATTTTGTGAAATATGAAATTATCAGAATTACACATAAATCCAGATAACCCCAGGATCATAAAGGACGAGAAGTTTAAAAAACTTGTCAAATCAATTAGCGAGTTTCCTAAAATGATGGAATTACGTCCTATTGTCACTGATGAAGATATGTTAATTCTTGGTGGTAATATGCGTTTTAAGGCATTACAAGAATTGAAATACAAAGACATTCCAGATGATTGGGTAAAGAAAGCGTCTGAATTAACAGAGGAAGAAAAGCAAAGGTTTATTATTGAAGATAATGTACCGTTTGGAGAATGGGATTGGGATATCCTTTCAGATAAAGATAAATGGAATAAAGATCAATTAGCAGATTGGGGACTTGATTTTACTGAAAATAATGAAATGCCTGAATTTACAGAAGATAGTGACTCTAAATTATTAAAAAAAGACGAAACATTGTGTTGCCCTAAATGTGGATTCGAATGGCAAAAATAGGTATTTATATATTTACTCATCAATTAAAAGAAAGGAAAATAACAAAAAAAGATTGTTATTTTGACGGTAAGGCTTATTATGGGTTTAATTATATAATTAGCGAGATTGAAAAAAAACATCAGATAAATTATGTTAGTTCTTTGAATTTTAATTCCGTCGATTTTGTTTTGGTATCTATTACGTCCTATTACGATATTTTAAATATCAGAAAGGAATTAAAAAGTAAGGAGATTAAAACAAAATTCATCTTTGGGGGGGCTGGAATATCAAACACGCAAACATTATCTGATATTGCGTATGCCATATGTATTGGACGTGGGGAAGGATTAATAAATGGAATTATCGAAGGCGAAAAATATGATAATGTACTATATAATGAATCAGATATATTGAAAATCGGGCAAGCAAAAAAAATGATTAATATAAAGGGGTACAAAGAGTTAGAGGTTGGTTGTAAAAATAAATGTAAATTTTGTCAATATGGATGGAAATTTCAAGTAAATACAACTGGTGATAGTTATAATTCTGGTTATAATTCAAGAGAGGATACAATACAAAATATTGACTTTTCAAAATGTAATAGAAGAACTGCACCGCGGCTAAATTCAGCTATTGATGGATTAACACAGTATACAAGAGATAAAGTAAATAAAAAAATAACCAATGATGAAATTACTGAAAAACTCAAGGAAATATACGTCCAGAAACAACCATATTTTGCTTTAAAATTATATAATATAATTGGATTCCCATGGGAGAAAAACATTGAGTTATCTGAATTTTATGAATCCATTAAAAAAGCAGATAAAAGATCAGATAAAAAATTAAATATATTTTTAATATCAACGCATTTTGTTCCAATGCCATTTACTCCACTTGAATTAGTTGAAGTAAACAAGCACAATTTTAGAAAAGAAGTTGAATTAAATAAATATCAATATCATGGTAATTCAATAAATGTTTATTATCCATCGTCGCAAATAAGCAGTCCTATTACCGCAATAGAACAAACAATCGTAAATAGAATAACCAGCAACCATATTGCTGAATTTGATAATATACTTTTAACATCAAAATATCAAACACTTGATTATAATATGAAAATAAAAGTTATTGATAAATATTTCCCTGGAATCTATGGAAAGGTTAATAATGTTTGTGAAAATATTATAAGGCCTTTTAAATACAAACAAGAATGTAATTAATAAATATTTGATTTGATAATTATTTGACAAAATGCCTTGCCCTGAAAACATAATACCTCCAAAAAAAGGAGAGATAAGAAATCCTAAGGGTAAACCAAAGGGGACGAAAAACCGTGCTACAATTTTAAAGAAATGGATAAAGGTCAAAGTTAAAATTAAAGACAAATCAAATCCACTTCTAAGAGAAATTACCGGAACTGTTGAAGACGAAATAATATTAGCACTAATTCACAAGGGCAGATCCGGAGATGTTCAAGCTATAAAAGAAATTAATGACACGTTATACGGAAAGATACATGACGAAATTGATCATAATGTAACTATTCCGCAATTACCAACAGTAATTGTAAAAAGACACTCTAATGCAGATTAACACCATCGAACAGGATTTTAGTGATCCTCAAATGGATATTTTTGAGAGTACTGCTACGATTAACTTATTTCTGGCGGGGGTTGGTTCTGGCAAGACTCATTTAGATGGTCTTATATCAAAGCGTCTTATTTCTGATTTTCCTGAATGTAAAGGAGGAATATTTGCAAACACATATGATCAACTTAACACGGCTACACTTCTTCGTATTCGTGATTATTGGGCTTCTACTGGAATTACTGAATGGTCAAAAGAGAATCCGTCGGGATCTTATGTATCAGGCAAAGAACCACCACTACAATGGAAACTATGTAAAAGAAATTTTGATAGATTTAATAATATAATATCATTCTGTAATGGGGGATTAATATTTACCGGATCTCTTGATAATGCAATAATGCACTCAGGAAAAGAAATGGCTTGGAGTATTCTTGATGAAACAAAAGATTCAAGAGAAGAGGACGTGAAAGAGATTATTCTTTCAAGACTCCGTCAACCAGGAATGTATTTAGTTAATGGTAAAATTAAGAAAATAGGGTTGCAATCTCAACAATGGAATCCTTTATATATTTCTACGTCTCCAGCAAAAGTTCCGTGGATAGCTGAATGGTTTGAACTTGAAAAGGATATTCAAGAGATATCAGCAACGATATTTTCAGATAAAACATATTTCAAGAAATCATTTGATGATAAATTTATTACAATTTCTTCAACTTATCATAATGTCCATAATGTTGGAATAAATTATATAAATAATATTTTAGCAAATAACACAAAGGAAAAAGGGAAGGCGCTTATCTATGGTCATCCTTTTACTGTTACAGGCGGAGAGTTCTATTCTTCATTTGATCGCTTAAAACACGTTAAAGAGGTTAAATATGATAAAACACTTCCATTACATTTAACCTTTGATCAAAACTCCGTTCCTTATAACTCAGTTTCAATCTGGCAAATCAAAAAGAATGTTGACATTTGGGAAATCTACTGTATTGATGAGATAGCGCTTGAAAATCCACGTAATTCGACGGAAGAGGTATGTGAAGAATTTGCAATTCAATATCCAAGGCATGATGCAGGCGGGTGGTATTACGGTGACGCATCCGGGAAAAGCCGTTCAGTAATGAATAAAGACTTTAAGCATCATTATGATATAATCGCTTATAAATTAAGAAAATACTGGAATAACTCATCTGATAGAACTTGTTTTAGCAACCCTTCAGTTCCAAAACGTAGAGACTTTATAAATGCTATCTTTGAGAATAAATTTCCGCTTCGTATCTATATAAACGAATCTTGCAAGTTACTTATAGCTGATCTAATGTATTTAAAGCAGGATGTTGACGGAACAAAGAAGAAACAAATAGTTGAAGATAAGGACACTGGGGATAAATATCAGAAATACGGACACTTATCGGACGGCATGGACTATTTCTTAACTGAATTATTTAAAGACTATTATAATGGTTAGTTAATAATATTAAGCAAAAAGACAATAAAAATATCTAAAATGCAGTAGTATAATCGTACAGAAAAAATAATATTAAGCAAATGGATAAAGTTAAAGGGTTGGAATTATTAAAAAAAGTAATCAAAGAAGAGATTTATCATCAGGATTACAAACGAGTCAAGGAACTTGCTGATAAGTACTATAAGATGAAGACCGGTGACGGTATAACTGAATTACTTCATCAGATAGTTACAAGAGAAACGGCGGACGAATGGGATCAGAGGTGTAAAATTTCAAAGTCTGTTGTCCCTTCGACTCTTAATTCAACTCAATTACCATATCAGAAAGCCGTACGCAAACAGCCGCTATTACGAGAATTAACTTATAAAGGAGTTGACAAGAAACAGGAACTGGAAGAGTTCATCGGGAAGTACTGGGGTGAAAAGTCAGTTGATGAATACTTGGAATATGCAATGATCGATTATAATTACATTGATCCAAATGCTTTCCTTATTACAGAATTTGAGGCATTTGATCCGAATAAAGAGAAAGCCTCTCCTTATCCGTTCATAGCAAGTTCCGAAGATGCAATAATGTTTGAGTTTAAGAATGAGAATTTGCAGTATCTTATTGTAAAACTTCCGATTAAATTCATTGAAAATGACATCGAAAAGGATGGATTTAAGTTCACAATGTATTTAGGTTATGATACGATTCAGTTAACCGAGGTTGCGGCGAATACTCAGGATGCTATTGAGATTGAAGAGAAACATTATCTATACGAAGAGTTTTTGCCGAAAGCTAAGAAAGTCCCGGCTCAAAGATTTGGATATATTCGTGATGCCGAAACAAAGGGTAGAACGTTTGTGTCTGTTTTCCATCCTGCCATTCTACTCATCGAAAAGGTAATGAAGATGGATTCTGAATTTGACATGAGTATAACATTAACAGCTTTCCCTAAAGAATGGGCTTACGTTGATCGATGCCCAAATAAAGATTGTAACGGCGGAAAACTCTTTGATGGAACTACCTGCGGAACTTGTCATGGAACCGGTAAACAGCCTTTGCATGACGGAGTAAAGGACGTGATAACATTAGAATTACCTCGCAATATTGCGGATATAGTTGATTTGAATAAGTTGTATTTTTCAACTGGCCCGGAAGTGGAATTCTTAACATTTGCTAAAGACTGGATCCTTGAATTAACAAGACTGGTCTATAAAGTCTTATTTAATAACGAAATCACAACCAAATCAGAAGTCGCAATAGCAGTTACAGCAACGGAATCTAATTTCGGAAGTGATAACATGAATGATACTCTTTTCCCATTTGCGCGGAATTATGATTCGATGTGGGAGTTTGTTGTTACTGACATAGCAACGTTCACAGATTTAAGTGAAGGATTGAAAGTTCACCGTAAGTCGGTAAATGATTTTAAATTCAAATCTTTGATTGATTTGATGAATGAATTAAAAACCGCTAAGGATGCCGGCGCCTCGACTTCGACCATTGCAGCCATTGAAGACGATATTAATGAGATTCTTTATTCTGACCGCCCGACCGATTTAAAGAAGATCAAAATTAAATCATTGATGAATCCATTTAGAGGTTATCCCGAAGCGACTACCAGGCTTTTGATCTCCCAGGGACTCACAACTGAATACAACGCTACTCTTTGGGCAAACCTTGAAAGCATATTCAATGATTTGGAGTTAGAGAATCCAAATATCTATGATATGGCTCCTGATGTTATCCGTAGTGAAGTCAAGAAAAAGACAGAGGAATATATAAAACAAATGAAATCAGAAATACCAGAAGAACCAATTCAAACTCAAACGCAATTCTAATGGGGATATATGCCAGTTATACAAATGTTGTTTCATCAGGACAAACGATAAAGACAATTATAACGTTTACCGCAACTGCCACACCGACAATTTCCAATTACCAGACTTCATATAAAACGCTTCATGGACAATATCCGCAAGCCAGATTAATGTATATTGATGAGGATGGTAACTGGAACGAATGGATGCAACAACCCAAATTTAATACCATTGCCGGAGTCGTGGATTCGATTACATGGGATTTGGCAGAAGCATTAACAGGATTTATAATACTATCATAATGAGATTTTCAGTCATAATGCCGTCACGTCTTATCCCTTATCCGGGGAGTGCTCAATTCTTAGAACAAAAGATAGTCAGGGCTATTGAATCGGTATTGTCTCAATCATTTAAAGACTTTGAATTGATTGTCATTGCGGATGGATGCGAGAAAACTAAAGAAATAGTTAAGGCATGGCCGACTGTTAAACTATTAGAATGCAAGCATAAGGCAATCTTTGATAATTTGCCTCGCAATACAGGGTTAGATAAAGCCACAGGGGATTATATTATCTATTGCGATATAGATGATTATTGGGGTGAAGATCATCTTAAAATCATTGATTCGCAGTTAAAGGAGTATGAATGGGTTTGGTATAATGACTATATTTTCAAAGAAACATGGATTGAGCGAGCTTGTAATATCAAAGCACTTGGAGGTTGCGGAACCTCTAATGTTTGTCATAAAAGAAGTCTTAATTTGCGATGGGACAGGCCGGGATATGCACATGACTTTTATTTTAATCAGAAATTGCTTAGATTTAAGGGCACAAAAATAAGCACACCGGAATACTTTGTTTGCCATGCGCCCGGATTATGGGATCTTTAAATTATAATTATGAAAATAGCAGCAGTAACAATCACTTACAACCGACTGGAGTTAACTAAAAAGACAGTTGATAGTTTCTACTCGAAAACTAATGTAGATTATCATTTGTTTGTCGACAATGGTTCAACAGACGGAACACAGGAATATCTAAAGTCTAAATTCGATCACGTACCTTTGGATAAGAACTACGGGATAACCGAGGCTTTCAGGGTAGGCGTTGAAAGACTGAAAGACTTTGATTTTATTCTAAAGTTAGATAATGACATTGAAACCGTTACAGATCAGATCATCGAAAAGATGCTAAAGTTCTATGAATTGAACGGAACGAAATTTGTTTGCTCCCCGGTTGATCTGAATTTAGATCCAAATTACGCTCCACGTTCTTTTGGAAAGGGTAATCTAAACGGTTACAATGTTTCTTATGTATCTCATACTGGCGGGGCTTTCCAGATGATACCAATTGATATTTGCTTGAAGCTAATGGAAGATTATCATCATTTTAAACTTGGAGATCAGGCGATAGGCGGATTTTATCAAGCTAATAATTATAAACCTGTTTATCTTACTGATCTTGAAATGCGACACATTGGATTAAACCAAACAACTGGAGATTACATATTATGAAGATATTTAACAAAAAAATTAATATGAAACATAAAACATTTCTTCGTATTAATGATTGTAAATGTTGCAATATGATAAATACAAAGTATTGTAAGGTATATTGCATTAATGTATTGAAAGATAAATGACTTACGATCTTATCATAATATCACAAAGCAAAGGCGATCTTATTAAAGTCACTCAGAACTGTATTGATTCAGCTCGTCAGAATAATGCTGAATTGAATATCATTGTCGTGGAGACAGGCGATCCATATCCCTATAAAGTAGATAAGATCATAACTTATGAAGGCAATTTCAATTATAACCATGCCTTAAATTTAGGTCTTAAATATGCCAAATCAGACGTTCAGATACTCGCTAACAATGATTTGATATTCTATAAAGGATGGTCAAAGATAGGCGATATAATGAGGGTGAATGGTTATCTATCTGCTTCGGCCCTGTCGAATGATAATAGGCAGGGATATTTCAGACACGGTGAATACGCTTACGAAGGTTATTTCATAGGTTATCAATTAACAGGATGGTGTATATTCACATCAAAAAAACTATGGTCATTAATTGGAGAATTAGACGAAACGCATGTATTCTGGTTCTCAGATAATATCTACGCTGAGCAATTGAAAGCAAAAGGAATTAAACACGCTCTTATCTGTTCTGTCAGAGTCGATCATTTAGGAAGCAGAACATTAATACAGCAACCGAAGAACGTACAGTCTTATTATACATATTCTCAAGGCCGGGCCACAAGAGACTTTAAAAACTTATTAAATGAAAATTCAAGACTCGGAAAAGCTCATTCCAAAGCTCTACCGAAGAAAATACAGTGATTTAGGATTGTATTTCTTCACCGAAGGACAACGTACAATAATGCCAGCGATCACGCTTACAAAGGCTATTGAGAATTATTATCGATATATCCGTGAAGATGATTTTGATTTACAGGTTGCAATGACAACTATCGGGAAAATGAAACATGAATTTTTTGACACGCAAAAGAAATGAAAACACCTAAAAGGATTTTAGAGGCATTAAAGAAAAAACAGGAATTTATAGACCTTCACCGGGACCGGATGGAAAAAACTACTATTAAACTCCAGGTTGAACTTTATGATAAAATGCTTTCCGGGATTCTTTCAGAATTGGATATTAAAGACGGTAAGATTCTTGACACGACACATAACTATCAGATACTTTCTAATATTGATGTGATTTATAAGAATTTCACGGCAGTATCATCTAAGTTGCTCAGTTCTCAAATTGCCGGAGTTGCAACCGGATTAATACTACAAGGTGAAAAGTACTTCAGGCTTGTTTTAAGTGATAATCTAAGCAGTCGATTTGATAAGGTAATAGAATCTACTGCAAATAAAATGAACGCCAGAATAGG